CAACGACGTGCACGCCGCTATGTCCCTGTAGATGGTATGGAAGTCGTTGTAATGGAAGCATGGATGCAACGAGTACATTGAATTTGGCTGTTAGACCGCTACATCTTTGGTGTGGCGGTCTTTTCTTTATCCAAAATGTAATCCCTGATATACTCTGATATTTCTGATTGCCTGAGATATGCCACCCCCATGTATGTAGTAGGGAGTAGGTATGTTCACGGTTTGTTCTCTTAAAAAAAAAAAATTGATATAACATATGGCATATCAGGTCACTGGGTATCCTCCACATACTAGCCCCCTAGCATATCAGCCTATCAGAAATATCAGAACATTTCAGAGTTTTTGTGCCTCGCCCTGACTTAGCGGAGGCTGCCTGTTGCGTTCTATTGGCTGGCCCTAACCGGGGTAGCACCCTTTCCGAAATAACTTACCAGTGACCGCCTAATTGACAAATCGAACAAAACCAGAACAAATGAAGCAAAAAGAAAGCCCGGAACGAAATCCGGGCTTTCAATCCACTATGGTCTAGCGATTAGTCTGTTGCAAGGCGCTTTACGCAGACTTTGGCGAAATGGTCTAACTGTTCTGGGAGGGCCGTATTTATCAGAACCGTTAGATTGCGCCGATATTCGTCCGTGCTCATGCCTTGTCGATTGAACAAATCGGACTGAACCCAGAAACCGGCGACTGTTGCGTTTTGTGTGTATTGATTCATTGTCGTTCCTCCCAATTTAGACGTTGCGGCCATTAGCCTTTGCGGCTGCAAGAAAGTCCGCCAATTTGGGCTTTGACGGCGCAACGGCACTCCGTTCGCCACGATCGCCCTCTGCTTGTGCAATCGACAGTTTACCGAACTTGTAGTTAAACACATAACAAGTTCCGGCCGGAGCGAGCTTATTCATTTCAAGCTCAAACGCTTCCCGTGCTTCATTGGCCTTGCGCCGCAATGCCCGGTATTCCTCGTAATGCTTGCGGGCAATAAGGGGCAACTCATCTGCCGCAACGCCATTGGTCCAATCAGTCAGCAACTCGGTGCGCTTTGTCATGTCACATATCCTTGTGCTATGCCATGGCCTCGCCATGACCATGCGATTTGACCATGGCTTGCGATTTGTGTCAATGGCAACGAAACCAGAACGAAATGAAAACATCGTGGCAACATCGTTCACAATGTCGTGATGCTGCAATGCAATAGAAATGGCGCATCGCATGGGGGTGGGGGCCAAAACTCGGCCGATCGCGCGGGCCGAATACCCCTCACCACGAAAGTTATTAAACCGTAAGCCCATATCTATCCTCCCCGCATTTTTTACAGTTTCCCACACCCATACCTAAAAATCAATGAATCTGTATACACGCGACGAAAAAAGTATTGAAACGACATGGAAAATGTGCTAATATATAGGGGTAAAGGTGGATCATATGTTGGGTCGCGGGCGGCCACAGAAGCATCCGAGTATTGGTCGAGTAAGGGAGTTGACTCGGCAAGAAGTCAGATCGGCGAAGAGAGGGTCTGTGGCGCCGATCCAGAAGTTCCGGGACTCCCATCACAGGATGGCGAGATTATTTGCAAGTGGGTTAAGAGTTAAGGAAGTTGCGGAATTGACGGGCTACTCAATCTCTAGGGTTAGCCTTTTCCATACTAACCCCGCCTTTCAAAACCTCATCCAAGAATACCGTCATATGGAGATAGAGATCCATAAGGATGCTATCACAGAGTTCAATGCAACTATACTAGCTAACGGATTGAAGGCTGAGCGGAAGTTAGCTGACAAACTTGATGACGATGACGAAAACGAAGAAATGTCGGTTCGAGAGTTGATTTCCATCGCCAGAGATGCGGCGGACAGAGTTGGATTATCAAAAAGGTCTATTCAAGCCAACGTCAGCATCGACTTCGCTGCGATGCTAGACCGTGCCATAAAACGCAGTTCGCCCCCGTCCGCAGATTTAACCCTAATTACCGCAGTCCAGGGAAACCCCTCTGCGGACGGGGGTGAAGCAAAAGCACTACCTGTGCAGCCACCGAAAGAAATTCGGCTGGTAAGGCGAATATGAAGAGAACCCACTAAATTGTGGGTAGATAGGGCTTTAGCGGCGTGACGGGAGCGCAGTCGCAGTGCCTTATGAAGATCTGATAGAAAAGCACGCTAGGAGGGTTGGATTAGATCCGTTATGGATGCGGAAGATCATGCAGGTTGAGTCGGGTGGGGATGCAAGAGCTAGAACAGGACGGTACAAGGGGCTATTTCAGCTTAGCGACCAAGAATTCCGCAATCACGGCGGATCGGGTAGTATCAGCGATCCAGAACAGAATACCATGGCGGCGGCCAACAAAATCGCCAAGGAAAAAGTTCAGTTTGAACAAAAAGAAGGCCGTCCAGCTACCTTACAAGACATTTACATGATCCACCAGCAAGGCCCGGCGGGTTATAGCGCTCATTTGGCTAATCCCGGCGCACCGGCGTGGACGAACGTCAGAAAATACTATCCTAGTGACAAAGTTGCTAAAGAAGCTATTTGGGGCAACATGACCCCGGCGATGAAGGCAAAATATGGAAATGTAGAGAGCGTTTCATCAGCAGATTTCACTGGAGATTGGTCACATAGGATAGAAGGTCAGACCATAGGGCCAGCTGGTGCAGCGGAAAGAGCCAGGAAGCGCCGAGAAGGCATTCCGGAGGATGCAGGCCAACCGACCGGTGTTTCGCAGAGTGACAAGGATAAATTGGCCAAGATGATGGAAATTCCGCAGTTTCAAGATCCGGGGTTCCGAGTCCCAAGCCTTACTCCGAACATTCGAGTAGCCAATCCAGAGGAATGATGCCGGTACAGTTTCCATATCCGGAAGAAGGCTGGTCCACAGGGGAAATGAGGACTAGACGGAATGCACCACGGATTGGTGCAGCGGAAGCAGCGTTCGGGACCGAAACTCCGCAATTACCCGAGGGGGTAACATTTCATCAGGACTTTTCTACCCTTCCAGAAGACTGGACTCACATTGAGCGGGTAGATGGCGGATTGCATGTTAGAACCGCTGCGGCCGACATTCGAGCCGCTGCCGGTACAGTTGTCGAAGGTATTAAGCAATCTCGCGCCAAACGCAAAGAAGCGGAGGCTATGTGATGCAAAACGTCGGGTTGATACTGTTATGCTTTGCCTTCGTCTTTGCGGTCATCGCATCGGTTATAATGACTGCTTCTGGCCGATGGCATTTTGGGTGGGCTGCTGTTGCGTGCTGGATTGCGTCTGAACTCATCGGCGGGTTGGGGAGGGTCTTTCATTGAATCCCCAACTATTAGAATGGTTGGCTTCTGTTAATAAAGACCCGTATCGTTTTGTTATGGGAGCCTTCCCCTGGGGTGAAGCGGATTCCCGCCTAGGGGAGTTCCCGAATGGCCCGGAACCATGGCAGCGTGACATCCTTACCATGATAAGAGATGGTCTTGTTGACATTAATCGGGCCATTCAGTTGGCGGTGGCGTCAGGACACGGAATTGGTAAAACTGCCCTTGTCAGTTGGATCATTCTGTGGGCTATCTCCACTAAGCCTGACACACGTGGAGTCGTCACCGCCAATACTGAAACACAATTAAAGACAAAGACTTGGGCGGAATTAGGAAAATGGTTTCATATGTTCTTGGCTAAGGATTACTTCAGTCTAACAGCCACTGCACTGTTTGCAAAGGACTCAGCACATGAACGTACATGGCGTATCGACATGGTCCCGTGGTCGGAGAGGAACACGGAAGCATTTGCTGGCTTGCATAACAAGGAGCGTCGTATTCTGGTTATATTCGATGAAGCATCCGCGATCCCGGATATTATATGGGAGACAACCGAGGGCGCACTCACTGACGCTAATACAGAAATTATATGGTGCGTATTCGGCAACCCCACACGTAATACCGGCCGCTTTCGTGAATGCTTCCCTGGGCAAAGACATGCAAGAGCTTGGAAGAGTAAACAAGTCGATTCCCGTGAGGTCAGCCTTACAAACAAGGTCCAAATCAACTCATGGATCGATGCGTACGGAGAGGACTCGGACTTCGTACGCATTCGTGTCAAGGGGGTATTCCCGAGGACTGGCGAGATGGAGTTCATTTCGTCGGAGCAAGTTGATGAAGCAGCAAAAAGTGAAGCGGCCAGCGACCCTCGTGATGCCTTGGTGATAGGAGTTGACGTTGCCCGATACGGCGCAAATGAAAGTGTTATCTGGTTTAGAAAAGGACGAGATGCTCGCAGTATTGCGCCAGTCCGTCTACGTGGTGCAAGCACTGTCGAACTTGCAGGAAAGGTTAGTGAAGTATTCCACCGATACAGAGTTGATGGGATCTTTGTTGACGGTGGCGGAATTGGCGGCGGCGTTGTCGATCAGCTTAGAGCGTTGCATATCCATGTGTTTGACATCAATTTCGGATCAAAGGCAGAGTCGATAGGATGGGCATGGGGCAACGAAGGGGAAAGATATGCAAACAAAAGAGCTGAAATGTGGGGCGCAATGCGCCAATGGCTTAAATCCGGAGCAATTCCTTCGGATGCTGATCTTAAAGCCCAGTTGGTGGGACCGACGTACACGTATACTCTCAAGAATGAAATCCTTCTGGAAAAGAAAGAAGATATGATGAAACGGGGTCTAGATTCCCCGGACCTCGCAGATGCACTTGCGTTAACCTTCGCTATGCCTGTTGCCGCACACCAACATGCAGGAGGAATGGGTCCGGGGAAGCCTTTGGTTGAGAGTGAATATGATCCGCTCGATATGAAGAGACTAGAGTCGGATTACAACCCAATCCATCCGGATCGCAGGGAGGCAGCATAATGGGTTTTATTGAACGGATCTTTACTCCTCCTGGAAGTGGAGCTCCACCGCCAGCACCAGTAGCAGCGCCACCGCCACCTGCACCAGTTGCACCGCCACCACTTCCAGCAACTCCAGCAGCCCCAACGCCACCAGCGCCGTTTGCGGCGACAGCGGGCGGTAAGGCACAGATCGCACAACGATCCGCAACATCGATCCTCGGAACGGCTGCCGCAGCTGGACAAACTGCTAGAAAACAAGCAACGGTGCTGGGATGAAGGTTCCGCAGAACTATATCGAACAGATGGCCAGTCCGCAAAATCCAGTCACAGCGGATAACTACGTTGCGCCAGAAAATCTTCTTGTTGCAGCGGCTCATATGAATGAAATGGGCCGTTTGTTTGAGAATGGTAGCGGTAGATTCTCCGGGCTCCGTGGAGCAAGAACTAAACCAGGAAAGTCACTGAAAGCCAGACGTTAATGCCTCAACTCGATAAAAGATCTGCTAAGCCTGAGACTTACGTCAGCGATGAAGATCTAGCCCTTCACCGCCACGTCAATGAACGTCTACTCGGTTTGCGAGTTAATCGTTACTCGTGGTGGGTTCACGGTCGTGAACTAGCTGACTTTCTTCTCCCTAGGAGATACAAATGGTTGATTACGCCGAACCAGATGACCAGAGGGAGTCCTATCAACCAACACATTCTGGATTCGACTGGTACTCTGGCGGCCCGCAATTTAGCGAGCGGGATGATGTCTGGTATCTCCTCGCCAACCCGGCCCTGGTTCCGATTAAAGATTGGCCGTATCGACTCAACGCAAACCTCCCCTACGTCTTTGTGGTTGGCGGAGTGCGAGCGCCTGATGATGCTCGTATTCCAGGAATCCAATTTCTACAATTCTATAGCGATTGTATACTTCGATCTAGTTATATTCGGTACAGCCGTCATGTTAATCTACGAAGATTTCGACAATGTCATTCATTGTTATAATCCGTGCTTTGGAGAGTTTTATGTCGATAACGACGGGAAGATGCAACCGAAGATCTTCTTCCGAGAGTTCACTCTAACTGTGGATCAGGTCGTAGACCAGTTTGGTTATGAGAATTCAAGCAAGCAAGTCCAGATGCTTTACGATGAAGGCAAGGCAGGACTAACTAGAGAGATTATTGTAGCCCATGCGATTGAACCAAACACGGATAGTAGAAAGTTCGGCATCCCGGACCACTTTGCGTTTCGTGAATGCTATTGGGAATGGGGCGGTTCGGCGTCCCCACAAGGCGGAATAAGCTATGCTCCAGGATTTCTTCGTAAAGGTGGGTTCAGGGAAGCACCCCATATTTGTGTTAGGTGGGATCTTGTTTCTAATGATGCTTATGGTCGCAGCCCTGGGATGGATGCTCTACCGGATGTGAAGCAGTTGCAGCAGCAAGTTAGAAGAAAGGCGCAGGCAATTGATAAGACTGTTAATCCGCCAATGTTAGCGGATATTCAGTTGAAAAATCAACCTGCTTCCCTTCTTCCTGGCGGAACGACGTATATATCCGGAATGATGCAGACTGGCAACGCAGGCTTCACACCAGTTTATGGAAACTGGAAACCTGGAATCGGAGAAATCTCGGAGGATCTAAATGAGGTACGAGATAGAATTAGACGAATATTCTATAACGATCTGTTCCAAGTCATCTCTCAATTCCAAACACGTTCCAATGTTTCCGCCACCGAGATTGACGCCAGACGATCTGAAGCACTTGTCATGCTTGGTCCGGTCCTTGAACGAATTGAATACGAGTTGCTGTCTCCTGTCATCGAAAGAACCTTCTCAATTATGTCTAGGGCCGGAGTTTTGCCACCTGCGCCGCCAGAAGTCCAAGGAGCTAGTATCGACATTGAATACGTCTCAATGCTCGCTACCGCTCAGTTGGCGGCAGCCACCAGTGGAATCGAACGGACTCTTCAGATCACTGGAGGGCTTGTCGGGGTAGATCCGAGTGTAATGGACAATATCGACATAGACTTTGCGATTCAAAAGTACAGCAGTTTGTTGAATAACGATCCACGAATGATCCGCTCACCGGCTATGTTGCAGCAGATTCGTCAGCAGCGGCAGCAACAACAACAGCAGGCAGCGCAAGCTCAGCAAGCAGAGCAGGCTGAAAAGCTTTCAGCTGGCGCTAAGAATCTATCTGAAACCGATGTCGGCGGTGGCCGCAACGCTCTACAACAGATGTTAGGAATATCGTGAAGCATGTAGTGTCGGTAAGGTTGAGTGAAGGAGAGTGGATGGCGTTCATGAACTTGTGCCATCGCAATAGTCTGTCGAAGCAGGACTTCCTCCGTTCAATCATTATCGATGCACTAGTGGACGAGGGCTACGATGCCTTACGATGCAGGGAATCGACGGGATGTTCGAGAAGCGGAGAAGGCGCAGAAAGTTGCGGATCAGCAGCGGAGGGAGGTAGTTAGTGGGATTATGTCCGTTGCTCCGGGCCGCAAGTGGATGTGCGAACTGCTCGAAGCCTGTCATGTCTTTGCGACTAGCTACAGTGACGTTAGTTTGCGCATGGCGTTCTGCGAAGGCCAGCGTGACGTTGGAATCAGGCTCCTCACAGATATCATGGGAGCCTGTCCGGATGATTACATTCTAATGATGAGGGAAAGAAATGAGCGACAATCCAGCACCGACGCCCGACTCGATCGCAAGGACAGAAACGGGCGAGATAAAGAACCAGGGCCAGACTACGACCCAGGCAGCGACTACACCGCAGACGACGACTACGACGGAGCCGAAGCCCAGCCTAGTTAACCAAGATGACCGGTCGCTTGCGAACCAGACGCCGAAGGTTGCGCCAGGTGCGCCGGAAACGTACGCCACTTGGAGTGTGCCTGAAGGCTTTGTTTTGGATGAGGCTGTTAATAAAGAAGCTATGGGCCTCTTTAAAGGGATGAATATCTCCCAAGAGCAAGGTCAGCAGTTGGTGGATTTCTATGTTAAACATACCACCGAATCGGCTAATCAACCTTACGAAGTTTGGAGTTCAATGCAGGAGAAGTGGGTCAATGAAGTTAAAGCTGATCCTCAACTCGGACCAAGGCTGAACGAAGTTAAGCAGACTATTTCTAGAGCAATCGATGGCCTGGGCGATGCGAAGCTTGCTTCAGAATTCCGTGAAGCTATGGACTACACCGGAGCAGGCAACAACCCAGCTTTCATCCGAACGTTCTTCAAACTTGCACAGATGGTAACCGAAGGTAAACACATCGCCGGTAATGGGCCTTCGGTTCATGGACAAAGAGAGCGACAGGGCAACGTTTCCGCTGCTGGCGCTATGTACCCGAATCTACCACGAGCCTGAGCCGCAGATGCGGATGAATGGAGAGAGGGCAGATGGAAACAATGGAGGTTAATGGATAGGAGGCCATTATGGCCACAATTGGTGCAACTGCCCTAACTTACGCTGACTGGGCAAAGCGTATGGATGACGGCTATCATGTAGCTGTTATCATTGAACTGCTCTCTCAAACCAATGAGATCCTCGATGATATGCTCGTTGTCGAAGGGAACCTTCCGACCGGTCATAAGACGACTGTTCGGACAGGTTTACCTCAAGCTACTTGGCGGTTACTTAACACTGGCGTACCAAACGCCAAGTCTACCACGGCGCAGATCGTGGATACTTGCGGCAACCTGGAAACGTATGCCGTCATCGATAAAGATGTCGCTGACCTCAACGGCAATACTGCCGATTTCAGACTCTCGGAAGTAAAAGCCTTTCTCGAGGGCATGAGCCAGCAAGTAGCGGCGACTCTGATCTACGGCAACCAGTTCATCAACCCGGAGCGCTTCACAGGTCTGGCCCCACGCTACAGTACCAAGAACGCTGCGAACTCCCAAACAGCCGCCAATGTGTTGGATGGCGGTGGGACTGCATCCACCAACACCAGTCTTTGGATTGTAGTGTGGGGGCCAGATACCTGGCACGCAACTTTCCCCAAGGGCAAAGTTACTGGCCTACAGCACCGGGACATGGGTGAATGGCCAGTGCAGGATGCTTCCGGTAACACCTTCCAAGCTTACCGGGACCACTTCAAGTGGGAAATCGGACTCGTAGCAAGGGATTGGCGTTATGCAGTACGCATCGCTAACATCGACATCACCCAACTTTCTGGTGTCAATGCTGCTAATCTTATCAACCTGCTCGTGCGAGGCCTGTACAGGCTCCCGACGGCGCCTGCTGGAGCCACTACCATCCAAACGTCCGATACGCCTGAAGTGCGAGCAAATATGGGACGTACGGTGATCTACGCCAACCGTGTCCTTCGAACCTATCTCGACCTCCAAGCGATGAACAAGACCAACGTCTTGCTCAGGATTGAGGAGTTCGACGGTAAGCCGGTCACAACCTTCCGGAGCATTCCGGTTAGGACTTGCGACGCAATCCTCAACAACGAAGCCCAGGTGGTGTAACTATGATTTTAGATGGCTTTCTACAATTCAGCGGCCCGAACGGCGATAGCCCCACGGCCAGCGGAACATCTACCAATATCATCGACCTTCATCTCGTTGGCATTCCTGTCCTGGCAGCGGGGCAAGGTGCCAGGGATATGGGCATCGGTGATGATCCGGCGCTTAAGCTACTCGTCGAAGTGACGGCGGCTTTCACCGGATTGACAAGCTTGCAGGTAGCGCTGCAAGGCGCTCCTGACAACGGCTCCGGCCTTCCAGGCACATTTGTGACTTGGTGGCTCAGTCCAGCGGTTGCTTTGGCTACCCTTACCGTTGGCGCTAGGCTCTACGACATGGATATGCCACGGCCCCCGGCTGGCGTTGTGGTCCCTCGGTTCCTCCAGCTTGCTTATACTATTGCTGGCACAGGAACTGGCGGAACGCTAAAAGCCTTCATCGTGTTGGATCGTCACGATCAGATGTATAACACGACTAATAACGCTATCTTGGGCGGCTATCCGCCCGGCGTGGTAGTGGCGAACTGACCATGCGATTCCGGCCTGGCCTCGCCGCTGCGGCAACCCTTGGGGTAGCGCTTGCTGCCCTGGGGGTTGCTATAGGGCAGCAACTAACTCCATCCGGCCTGAGTGGCAATGAGACCTGGTCCGTTGCCACCGGTGGCCCTGGTGGTCCGAGTATCTTCATTACCTCGAATCATCTTCGGAATACTGGAGCCTACGTTCTAACCAACACAGCAACTGGAGCGTATACCTCTCCAGCTAACGTCGGCGACAACATCTTCACGGCTGCGCTATCTGGCGGCATAACACTTAACGGACCAACAAATCCGCTAGACGGTCAGAAGGTGGCAGTAACTAACGGTACTGGGGCTGCTTTCACGCAAACCGTAACCTTCACACCGGCAGCGGGGCAAACCGTGGTCAATGGTGCCGCCGCTAACCTTGCCGCAGGTGCAACAGCCATGTGGGCCTTCACGGCCACTAGCTCAGTCTGGTATAGGATACAGTGATGAAATGCCTTATCCTATCGGCGCTGGCACTTCTTCTTTTGGGGTGCCAGCCTTCCTCGGCGCAACAAGCTGGTGCGCAACAAATCTACTGTGGCCGAGTGCTGACAGTTAGCGCAGGGGCCACATCAATCACAGCTGCGGTTACCGCAGGAGCAGGGCAGATTATCGCTGTCTGTGGCTATTCTCTCAATGCGGGTGCTGCGGCTGCTACGTTCCAACTAACTGTCGGTACCGGTACTAACTGTAATGCCAACACGTTAAACATCACACCAGCGTACTCACTTGGAATCAACGGCGTTCTGGTGGATCGTTCGCCGGTTGCTTACTTCTCTGCGCCAGCGGGGTATCAACTTTGCTACACAATCACAGGCACCGGTCCGCTAAACGCTAACGTGTACTATCATCTCTATGGAGGCTAAAATGGCTCGATGGCAAGGAACAGCAGCGTTCCACATAGGCAACAAAAGCTACAAAGCTGGACAGAAATATGCCGACACAGTTGGTAACGCTCAGGCTGGCGATGTAGTTTATGCTCCGTTCGGCACGGCTGCTGGTATATCGCCGATGCTCACTCCGCTTGACGGCGCAGCAACGACATTGAAGAACGCAAGTAGGTTCGCAGGTTCACCAATCCCCTGCACTATTTCTGGCGTTAACAGTATCGACGCATAGGTGACAAATGGCTAGATGGCGATTAACGCAGCCCCACTACCTAAATGTGCCTGGAACGGAGTGGGAGTACAAGGAAACGGATAGGGAAACTCAACGGCAGGTCAGGAAAGTATTTGAAGTGCCGTTGTATCTCAATCCAAATGAACAGTCTGATTGGAACGATCGCCAGAACGGCAGGATCATCGTTACCAATCGCTTTGACAGTGCCTATCCTAGAGACATTGTCTTTGTGGGTCAACCGACGCCGGATATGGAACCGCTCGATGAAGAGGCCCAGAAGATAACGGATGGGTACGTTAAGAGCGGCGCATGGAAGCATCCGATCGAAACGCTGGATATGAACTACTCCCAAAGTGTGCTGAGTGACTTCGAACGACAGATAGCCACGGCCTTGGTTAACGTATCGAAGAACCAGGCACCAAATCTTTCTCTCGGCGGCGTTTCGATGGAAGATTTCAATCGGCTGCAAGAGCAAGTGGCTGCGCTAATGGATCAGAATATTAAGCTTCAGGCTGAGAAATCGGCAATGAGATCTGAGGTTCGGAGAAGAGTGTGAATGACTTAGACCAATCAGGTTTTGGCTTTCAACGAGCTAGAACCTATTTAGGCCCAAGCCTCGGTTGGGTTGATACCCAGGTCCAGCCGTCGAAGCTAATTAATACACCCGGGACTTATGTCGTTCAGCCCGGCGATTCAGTTATATTTGTCGATACTACTGGTAGCGTTACTATTCAACTGCCAGATGTTGTGGCTTGGTTTCAAGAGCCAGCGTATCAACCGGCGACTGGATTTGCTAGAGCTATAACGATTAAAGACCTCGGCAATGCTTCGGCTGCGCCAATTACTGTCACACCGGCCTTCAATCAGACAGTAGATGGAAGTCTGAGTTCGACAGTCATAGCGCAGTCGTTTAGCTCGGTAGTGTTCTTCCCTGACAATGATCTTGGCGGCTGGTGGAGGCAAGTTGGTATTCTTGGCGGTGGCGCTGGTAGCGGCAATATGGTGCTGCCGGTGCCTCATCAGACATCTAGGTGGATTTCCTCGATTGATGTCGGGGGTAATGCCCTATTAACACAACCGGCTTTTACCGACATCAGTGGAATTCTTCAGGTTAATCAAGGTGGCACAGGGCTGACTGCTGGAAATGTTGGGGGCATCCCATTCTTCAACACTTCCGGGAGTATGCAGTCCACGCCGACTGGCCCTACTGGCTCGGTGCTGGTCAATGGTCCGAGTTGGTCGCAGAGTCCGGTTATTGGTGCAAGTGGCGCTCCGGGGTCGATAAGTTTAGCTGCGTCATCCGGCAACAAGGTTACGTTATTTGTTGCGCCACTGACGACTAATTGGTCATTTAGGCTTCCAGCTAACGCCGGTACGTCCGGTCAGGTCTTGCAGACCGACGGTGCTGGCAATTTGTCATGGATCACTCTACCCATTACCAGTATCGTTGTTAACACAAGCGTTGTTACTGGCGGTACGAACGGCTCATACTTGTACGATAATGCTGGCATCGCTGGTGAAAAGACTCCAACACAAGTCACAGCGGATTTGAACGCATTTACGGCTAGTTTGAAAGGCTTGGCCCCACCTTCTGGCGGTGGAAATACGAACTTCCTTCGGGCCGATGGTGTGTGGGCAGTTCCACCAGGGGCTGGCGCTGGTGGCGTTATATCTATCGATCCGGGCGGCAATGTTGGACCTAACATCGCATTTGTTGCGGGTGTCGGATTAACGGTCACTAATCCGGCTCCAAACAACATTCAATATTCTGGTATTTTGTTCTCGGATATAGTTCAAGGTGACGTTCCACCTTCTGGTGGCGGCACGGCCCATTTCCTCAGGGCTGATGGTACTTGGTCCGTGCCGCCAGGGGCGAATATCACCGTCGCTCAAACCGGAATTCTTGGCGGCGTAACCGGCACTTATCTCTATGACAATGCTGGTGTCCTCGGTGAGCGTACACCGACACAAGTAACGGCGTCATTAGATTTATTCACGACTACCCTTAAAGGCCTAGTCCCTCCCGGTGGCAGTCCGATAACTTTCTTGCGTGGTGATGGGACTTGGCAGTTGGCGGGAAACATAGCGATTGGCACAACTCCCGTTACTGGTGGCACAAGTGGCAATTATATTTTCGACAATGCTGGCGTAGCAGGGGAGAAGACTCCGGCGCAACTTACTGCTGACGTTGGGTTATTTACTTCGACATTGAAGGGTTCTGTCCCACCGAGCGGCGGCGGCACGTTGAATTTCCTGCGTGCAGATGGGACTTGGGCGAGCGGCGCAAGTGTGACGGTCGGTGACACGCCGCCTGCGAGTCCTAACCCAGGTGCGCTATGGTGGGATAGTGTTAGCGGGAATTTGTACATTTTCTATCAAGATCCAAACACAAGTCAGTGGGTCATTGTCATCAACGCAAGCACGATTGCACAAGCAACACCGTTGCCGACACAGCAAATCTTCACTTCCGGTTCTGGCACCTACACCACACCTGCCGGATGTCGGCGCATTGAGATTAGATTGGTTGGGGGTGGTGGTGGTGGTAGCGGCGGCACCCCCGGCGGCAGCGGAAGCAGCACCACGTTCGGAACCCTGACCGGCGGGTTCGGTGCCGGTGGGGCAACGAATGGTTTCGCGCCCGGCGGTTCAGCTTCTGGCGGCTCTGTGAACATCAATGGCAGCAGCGGTGGGTTGGGTGCGCCAAGTCTTGCAGGAAGTTTCGGCAGCGTCGGTGGTCCTGGAGGCACTTCGCCATTCGGCGGTATGGGTTGCGGTGGTTACAATACCGCAGGCGGGGGAAGCGCTGCTGCAAACTCTGGCAGCGGTGGTGGTGGCGGAGGATATACTAGCGCCGCCACCGTCGGTCCAGCAGGCGGTGGTGCTTCCGGTGGTTATGTTGAGGCAGCGATTAATGCGCCCGCAGCGACTTATTCTTATACAGTAGGCGCAGGTGGCAGCGGTGCTGCTGCCAGCGGTGGTTATAGCGCAGGTGGCAATGGTGGGTCCGGCATCATAATCGTGAAGGAATACTACTAATGCCCCTCGATTTCCCCGCCTCTCCCACGACCGGCCAGAAGTTCACCGCCGCTGGCGCAATCTGGACATTCGACGGCACGAAATGGGTGGGCACGTCATCGAGCGTCGGCGCACTGGCGATTAAAGTGTTCACCACGAGCGGCACGTATACACCGACGCCTGGGATGCAGACAGCGATCATCGAATGTGTGGGTGGAGGTGGGGGTGGGGGTGGCGTTGTTGGGCAGTCTGGTCAAACAGCTTCTTGTGGTGGAGGCGGCGGTGCTGGTGGATACTCGCGCAAGTTCGTCACGGCTGCACAGGTCGGCGCATCTCAGAACATAATTATCGGAACAGCGGGCTCCGGAGGTAGTGGCCTTTCGGGTGCGAACGGCGGTAATGGTCAGCCAACAACAATCGGCTCGTTATGCGGCGCAAACGGTGGCAATGGTGGCGTTGGACAGCCAAGCCAGCCTGGTGCTGGTGGAAATAATCCCAGCGGCGGTCTTGGTGGCTCGGTATCAGGTGCGATAGGCGATATCGTTGCGCCGGGCGCTCCCGGCGGTATCGGTTTGAATTCGCTTATTCTTACTACACTTACCGGTTTTTCAGGAATTGGTGGAAGCAGTCCTTTCGGTGGTGGTGGACGAGGGCTTACCGCCATTAATGGCGGTGCTTCCCCTGGTGAAAATGCAACCGGTTATGGTGCTGGCGGTGGCGGCGGTAACAGTATGAATGTTTCCGCGCCATCTGCGAATGGTGGCAACGGTTCATCTGGCGTTGTAATCATCACCGAATACGGTCCGCTCGGCGGGGTGCAGAGCAGCGGCGTGCTGGCGCTCAAAGTGTTCACGGCGAACGGCACCTACACGCCGACTGCGGGAATGCAGACGTGTGTCATCGAGGCAGTCGGCGGCGGTGGCGGCGGCGGCGGTACAGCTGCTGGTGCATCGAGCGTTTGGCTAAGCGGCGGCGGCGGCGGATCAGGCGGATATTCAAGACGTCTGGTAACGGCCGCACAGATGGGTTCAAGTCAAAGTATAACCATTGGTGCGGCTGGGACGGGAGTCAGTGGCGCGAATGGGACTGCTGGCGGTGACACGAGCGTCGGTACGCTTTGCATCGCTAAAGGTGGTGGCGGTGGATACAACTCTCCGAGTGGCGTGGCAGGCGCAGGCCCCGGAGGCATTCCTGGCACGGGCGATGTCGTTGCGGTTGGGGCTCCTGGTACGGCTGGAACATATAGCGGTGGCCCAAATGGATCAGGAACTGTCGGTGGTTCAGGCGGCAGTAGTTTCTTTGGCGGCGGTGCGCCAGGAACGCCTGGAAACATAAATTCAGCTGGTCAACCAGCATCAAATTACGGTGGTGGTGGATCGGGTGCGGGTCAGCTCGATGGCGCTGCGCGTGCTGGCGGCAACGGCTCACCTGGTGTCGTCATCATCACCGAGTACGGCACGATCCTCTCGGGAACAGCACCGCTCACACCGCTTCCGACGCAGCAAATCTTTACCTCGGGCAGCGGCACTTATACGACACCTGCGAATTGTCGGCGGATCGAAGTCAGATTGCAGGGTGGCGGTGCAGGAGGAAGTGGCGGTGGTGTTGGTGGACTAGGAACTGCTGGCGGCAACACGACCTTTGGTTCTGCAACGGCGCAAGGCGGAACGGCAAATACTAGCGCCAGTTATCCAAACAACACGCCCGCAGTAGCGACTGGATGCACCCTCAATATCAATGGCGCGCAAGGTAATAGCTCCGGCTCGCAAAGTGTTTCAGCGACCAGCAATACTGCGGGTGGCACGGGCGGAGGCACGCCGTTTGGTAGCGGCGGTGCTGGCCTTTGGAACTCAGTGGGTTCGATTGGGATTGTGCCGGGTGCAGGCGGCGGGGGTGGTGGCGCGAGTGCTGCTGCCTCTGGTGTCATAGGCGGTGCAGGTGGCAACGCTGGCGCTTACGGCGAACTCTACATCAATAATCCTGCGGCGACTTACGCTTACACGGTCGGCGGTCCCGGCACGGGCGGCACTGCTGGCACTAATGGATTGGCAGGTGCCAACGGCGCAGGCGGCATCATAATCGTGAAGGAATTTTACTGATGACAGTCAATACTACCTCAAATAAAATCACTTACCTAGGCGATGGCTCGACCATAGCCTGGAGCTTTACGTTTCCAGGTGTAAGCCCGAGCAGTATACAAGTCTTTACAGTTGATTCAGCTGGTAATCTAACAACAATTAGCCCATCTAACTATTCAGTGGTGTTAAATCCACCTGTTAGCCCGAATCCAACTAGCATAGGTGGCATCGTCAACTTTCCGTTGGTAGGTTCACCATTGCCAGTTGGAAGTTCAATTACAATTATTAGAACTTTATCAGCAATTCAAAGCAACTCCCTTGCCAATCAGGGGACGATGTATCCTACTGTAATTGAGTCTGAGTTAGATTACCTAACGATGTTGGATCAGCAAGGTTTGGAGGTTTTAGGTCGTGCATTATCAGTTCCGATCAGTGATCCGCCTCCGGCTCTGTTACCGCCGGTTGCGCTGCGCAAGAACCAAGAAGCGTTTTTCGATGCAAATGGTAATCTAACGGCTGGTTTGCCTGCGGTTCCTGGGGCCATCATATCGGCAGCAATGCAGCCTGTTTGCGCAGCGCCGACCATTACGGACGCACAAAACGCAATGGGAATACCTGCGCTAATAGCAGGGGCTGCGCAATTATTTACCACCGGAGATATTAAGCCAACACTTAAAAAGGTTGCTGATCCCGGATGGGCTATGATGAATGATGGCAGCATCGGCGATGCAGCGTCTGGCGCAACAACATTGGCTGATCCAACTACTAGTAACTTGTTCGGACTTTTATATACTAATTGCGCCGATGCTGATGTACCGATCCAAACCTTAACCGGTGCAGCCACTACACGAGCGGCGCAAGGTACTGCCACAGCGGCTTATGCTGCTCATTGCCGACTTGTGCTACCGAAGATCCTAGGCCGTGCTATGTCGGGCGCAGGTATTGGCGTCGGGCTTACTTCACGTGCATTAGGTTCAACGGTAGGCACTGAAAGTCACTCTTTGATTCCAGGAGAACTTGCTTCGCATAATCATACCATTAACATCAGTGATCCAGGTCACGGCCACAATCTTAGTGATCCAACTCATACTCACGGACTGGCTGACGGTGGTTCCGTTCTAAGTAGCACTGGCGCCGTTCTCGCGAACGCTCCGCAATTCGGCAGCGGTGGCACTACAATCGCTCCTGCTGCTACGGGCATTACCCTCCAACCTAATGTCACCGGCATCTCGGCAAGCAGCAATCCAACTG